TCTCGAATTGCCACACGCATATTGACTACGGTTTGTGCTCGTTTTAGTTCTCGTTTCCTGTTATCCACCTTATCCCAATTCAGACATTCAAGAATAGAAACTAATTCCAGAGGTGCAATCCATCCATGTACTGAATCATATGAAAAAGTACGCTTTAAGATTGAAACTTCTGATAATAGCTTATATTCTAATTCTTTGCCATCCTTGGCATCATTGGTGTATGTGTGGCCTAATGTCTTCATCATTAATGTTATTTCTTTCGGATCAATTAGACGTCTCAAAGTTTGTGAAAACGACATCAAGTTGTCGTCACCATATGTTACTACTCTAAAATGTTCTGTTAAATTTGCCCTAACTTCAATTGATTCACTTGTTCCTACTTTAAGTAAAATTTTTGAGATAACCAAGTATAGCAATGCTGTATTGTACATTGTGTTAACAAACGTTGTTGCTGGATTTCCTGAAGGTTGTCCTGAAGCAATATGTGCAACTGCATTACCGAAAACTTGTCTTGAATCAGTAATTTCTAACCATAAAGCTTTTGTGATCTTACTTTCGCGTCCATAGAATTGTTCAATTATTTCGTAAATTTCCCATAAAAGACAAGACATCAATGTGCCGTCGAAGTTTTTGAAATCACCTGCAAGAAATGCACGTTCAGATGGGTGTGCAACCTCTAACAAGTAATTGACAAGAACTCCGACATCTGAACTCAACATATTTATTCCAATTAAAGAAGAATTAAAAATTCTTTGCTCCATTGTGGCTGCAAAGTAATCAAGATAATATTCTCTAAAAAGTACTGAATATTGAAGAGGTCCAGCAGCGAAAATACGCGCCAAAAGCTTTTCTAGCTTTTTCAATTCATCTTTCATTGTTACAGCAAAGTAAATATCTGGTCTCCGATCATTCATTATACAATCTATAATCTCATCAATGAGCTGAATCAATCTAGGATGATCGTAGATAAATTCTTCTCCTTCTCCAAGATATTCGTGTTTTCCTGTCTGCGTAGTTTCTTGTGCTAATGGAATTCCGCTGCTTGATTTTCTGTTCATCGCTTGTTTATACTTATCTCCTTCAACTCCTCTTATTGCAACCTCTCGTGACATTTTCAAGATACGTCTTTTAGGTTTAAAACAATGATAAAGGTATGCTCTACAAACTGCACGGTCTTCATCTATAAGAAAATAGCTGGGATTTATGTATTTCTTTATTGCAGTCACAGCACCATGTTATTCACCTTTTCCATATTTCAACTTTG